GGTTTCGCAATCCGCAACGGCGAGTTCGTTGTAGAACTTGAAGGGGAATACCCAAGTATGTCTTCCGCACAACAAGAGAACGAAGAATATGACGAGTTCTACGACCAAGTATCCGAGGTCGTTGATTCGATTTGGGGACTCTGTCGTGAAGCACTCAGCAAGGCATCCGTCTAAATAACTGTGTAACACCCCACAGATACAATGTGGGAGTAAGTAAAAATAAACCTATCGAGCAAGGAGAAATATAAATGCCAACTAAAAAGAAATACGACCGAGACACCCAACTCCCCACCATTCATAAGGCGTGGACGGAATCTATGGACAACGATTTCTTAGAGGAACTCTACTCACTCAGCGATGGGTACGGAGAAGTTGGGTATATACCTGAGCAGGGTTACGACTGGTCGGGGATTCGAGACTCATCGAATAAGGCAATCCGAGCGATGCATAAGTTCTGCACCAGCAAGGTGTACGCACGAGACATCACCGTCTAAACAACCGTGTAACACCCCTCACCTATAGTTATGGGTGAGGGATAAAACCCTTACTAAACCTACTAAACAAGGAGCAACAAAATGGCTACAACAACAATGCAAGATTATTGGAGCGATGTAGAGAACGCACTGGAATACGCATATCTTATTGCGTTCGATGGTTGTCACAAAATCTATATTGCGTTAGACGAGATTGAGGCACAGTGGTTTCGTGACCGAGATGATTACACCAAAGTTACGGGGACACCTTCAGAGTTGCGTGAGCAACTTGTCAAGTGGTACGACGAGTCGTGTCCATTGAAGTTCATAAGTTCAGTGGTTCATAACGAAGAGAACCCGAACGAGGGTTACACGAACCTCATCCCACAAAGTGCAGAAGACGAAGACGAGTTTGATGATGAAGACGAATCCGACGACTATGAAGGAGCAAAATGATGAAAACTATTGACGGAGACAAGTTGCGTAAAGCGTTAGAAAAACTTATCCCAACCTGCGACTTCGATGTTGATAACGAGGGACAAGTAATCATTTACACAAACCTGAAAGAACTCAGGAACGGAAACTACAAGGAGATAAAGTAATGGAAACTCAAAAAGCAAAACGCAAACACCTACTACTCACGCAAGAGATTAGGGACACCCTCCCACCTCTCTACAACAGCGAGCAACTCTACGATGTCTCGAAAGAAGCGGTAGCAGTGGTCAAGTTCTTCTCACCGTATTCCCAATGGACTTGGTATGCGGTTGAGTTTGACGGCAAGGACACCTTTTGGGGTCTCGTGGATGGGTTCGAGATGGAGTACGGATACTTCTCGTACAGCGAACTAGAAGCAGTGACCGTCTTTGGCGGTGTACCTGCGGTGGAGCGCGACTGTCATTGGAGTCCTCGTCCTGTGAAAGAGATTGAGGCAGAAATCCTTAGTAGGGCGGTTCGGGTGTAAAAACCTGACCGCCTAAGGTTGCAAATAGTTTTTGTAGCCGATACAATAAATACACCTACTAGAAATGGAGTTACTAAAAATGAAACTACTCATCAACAAACTCGACGGAACGGTTTGCGAACTAGCAAACACGGTCGTCGTGGACACGGACAAACTAGACGACGAGGGTAAGGCAATCCTCAAAGACTGGGACGAGAGCGGAGCGGATAGTTTCGCAACGCAACTCGGTGAAAAATACGGCAAGGCATTGGAACGGTTCGTGGATAATGACCTTACTCACGCAAACTCAATGTCGTTTAGTCCTAAAGCGTTACGAGACGAGTTCGAGAACAGTCACCTGACAGACATCCCCGAGTTCAAGTTAGGTGAACAACTCACCGACGACCAACTAGAAGAGTTAGGTCAATACATCCTCTCTTCTGACTATCTGTGGAATGTTTACCAAGAGGAACTTCTCTCAGGTATCCGCAACTATGCACGAGACATCATGGGGAGGTCAATCTAATGAAAACCCAGTCAAACTATGCGAAATCCCAAAAAGGCATTTTGACCGTCGGACAACTCTTGGACTTATTGGAAGGTCAGGACAAAGACACGATGGTCGTCATAGGTAACGACGGTTGGTACGACAACATCGACGGAGTTCACCTAGTGGACGAAAGCGAAGAATACACCTGCGTAACTTTCGTCGCAGGCAAACCATACGACACGAGACAAGGATAAAACCATGCATACATATCACCGAATAGCAGTAGAAGCAGACGACCGAGAAGAAGCGATTGCACTCGCAGAAGCGTTTGCGAACGAACAAGTGTGGTCTGACTGGAATCAAATCCACATCGACGATGTTGAGTCGGTCATCTCCTACAAAGATAACCCAACCAAGTTCGTTGAACAAAAAGAACAGGCGTGCAAGTGGACGCAAGAAACAGTCACGAAAGCAGTTGAACTATATGGGGACATCTCGTTGAAGGAACTATTGACCAACCCGAAGTATGACTTCAGTAGTTTCAACAAACCAGTGAACGACCTCACCAAAGAACAGCGAGATATATACCTCGAAGAGAGTCTTGCGGTCTTCAAGGTAACACGAGCGTTCGAGGTTCTCAACGGGAGATACACATCGGATGTCATGTTCTATGACACCATTGAATACACGGCAAATCCCAAATGGGTAAATGAGCGTGTAGAGAGCAACCCTGACAGACAATGGATAGTGATTGTGGACTACCACTTCTGAAAAGAGTGGCTGTAAACGATTACAAATTGAACGGTGGCGTATATGCCATCAGAAAGAAGTAGAAATGGATTTTGAAGACTTCCTAGAGGACGACAACGATGATGTGTTGATTCGGATGCAACATGAAGACGGAACCACCGTCACATTCCTAACAGCACCCGCAACATTGTTTGAAGATAAAGATAAGTTGACACCGTTGGTCTATGGACTGGTAGACGGCGAGGTATGCGTCGCATTCAACGGAGACCTCATCGAACGGATGATTGCGGAGTCAGTAGAGAAGAACGGGGAAACATACGGTGCGCAAGCATCAGCGTTCCTCCCCATCACCATGATTCTCAACAAAGGTCTAAAAGCAGTAAACAAATATATGGAGGAACAAAAATAATGGCAACATACAGAGTCACTTGCATGGTCACCACAGAAGTTGAAGGTGAAGACATAAGTCAAGCAACAGAAAACGCATTAAACAAAATCAGAAATCTTGTCGGAGACAACCCGAACGCACCCACAGGATCGGAACGTCGTGAGGCGTGGGTAACTGGGATAGCGCAAGACGGGAACGGATACCTGATATTTGAACAAAACCACCATTCAAATTGAACGGTGGCGTATACAATAAACAAAGTAAACTATAAACCTAAACCGAAAGAAGATAAACATGAAACCATTCAGTCGAATACATAACAAGTTCATTGCGTCAGGGGTCTGTCCCAGATGCGAAGGACTAATCCCCTCAAACGAAAAGCACGGGCAATACATGGGGGCGGTATCTCGTCTCACACGAGACGCAGACAAACGGTCAATAGAAGTATGTTCGGATTGCGGTAGCGAAGAAGCATTACAAGAACATTTTGAAGGTTTTGCATCACCAATCGCAGACTGGCCGATTATGACCAAGGAAGCAATCAAACGCCGGTCAGAAGCATTCCTCATCATGATGGAAGTAAACGAAGAAGGCGACGATGAAGAACCGTTCTAAGAAGAAGACGACCACACGGTTGTACAAACTGAACGGTGGCGGAAACAAAGAACTTGCACGGTCGATGCGAGACCATCCAACTTACGTTAAACCGAATCTTAAATTAGTAACAAGCGGGGACTAGGACAAAGGGTTCCTAGCCCCGCCTGCTACCACGACGAGTCTTGGAGAGGGGGTCTTCACAGCCCCGTCGATAAACCAAACGCTAGCAAGTCCCGCCCATCTCAATCAACACCCCCACAGGTTGTGGTTTGATGGTCGGTAACGGGACTGTCGGACACTAAATTACGTTACTAGTGGATTTGTTTTGAAACGTGCGTGCGGGACGGCAAATCATCTGCTATCTTGTACCACTACCACGGGACTGTGGCGAATGAAATAGTAATCACGGTCTTCCTTCCAAAGAGGCACGGTGGCGTATACAACCTTTCGTTAACGATAAATAGTCGAACCTGAATCTACGATTGTCAAAAAATCGTGGATGTGGCACTGGCTGCTCTCGCGCCAAAAAACGTCGGTCAAAGGTTCTCAGACTCTCCAAAGTGTTTCTACGACAGAGGTTCTTTACCTCTTTCTTAGGGCAACGTTGATACCACTAATTCAATTGCCTGTGATTGATCCGGCCGCGAAAGATATTTATTGATTTGGCTACGTTCACTTGACCTTTTAAGTAAAAGGGTGTAGTCTGTGTTTATGAACGAAGTAAAATCAGATAAACCTAAACGCCCTAGAATTGCTACCAAACAACAAAACGAAAAAGCCAAAGGCATCCCCGACGAAGCAGTCCAAATTGTATGGGGACACTGGCTTACCGTTATGGGCTCCGACCGAGCCGTGCTCGACCATAAGCGCCGTGTCAAGATAGCCGCTGCGATTTACGACTACGGCATTCAGCGTGCGTGCGACGCAATCAACGGATGCGCCATGTCCAAATTCCATATGGGGGATAACCCTCAACAGAAGAAGTACAACAGTATTGACCTCATCTTCCGTGACGCAGACAAGATAGAGGGCTTCATTCAACGCACCCAGAAGCGTGACGCACGACAGGAGTTCTTAGATGAATAAACCCCAAGACCCAACCAAAGCGAACACTACGAAAATCGTAGACCTCGCCTACACACTGTGGAACAAAGAACTCCCCAACAACCCAGACCAGAACAAAGCCGTCTACAGGGGATGGCACCTCGTTCTTGGGGGATGCCCCTATGAGGAAATAGAAGCCATCCTCGTCAAACTTAACAAAACAGAACGCTACCTCCCCACCCCAGGCACCATATACGAACACTGGGAACAAACCCAACCAAATGCTGAACCCACCGCAGCACAAGCATGGAACACCTACTGCCACCTTCGAGACACCATCAACTCAGGCACCGCCCAACCCGACCAACACATCACAGAAAAACTTAAACAAGTAATCAAAATAGTTGGACTCAACCTGTCAACAGGCGCAGACAGAGAACACTTCAAACAAACATACAACCAACATACAACACTAAGGTAACATAATGAGACAATATATATACGGAATCCTCATCGGACTCCCACACGGAATCCTCATCGGACTACTCCTCGCTCGATACAGGGACAGATAAACCCAAATGAAAAAACGGCACGGACGACCGCCGCATCGAGCACAAGCAAATACAAAAACAACCCTGACTATAAAAATTGACGCAGACATCAAGAATTTGATGGTTGACCAAGCGGATGCTTTTGATTTATCTATTGGCGAGTATCTGGGGATGTTGGTTGTTCGGGATTCTGGGGCTGTTGATGGGGTTTAAGGCGAGGCGTGCTGTTCCCGAGGAAACGGTGTTTGTGACTGTTCCTTTGCCTGGCTGGTTAAAGAATGAGTTGTTGGATTTGTGTAAAAAGAGAGATGTGTCGTTTCAGCGTTTGGTCGGACTGCTTCTTGTGAATGGTGTTCGTGATGCTGAGGGTCGGGCTTTATTGGAGTTGGGTGAGCCGATAGAGCCGATTAGTGGTGTTGTGGCGTACCTTCGGGGTGAGCGTCGTTTGGAGCCTTGTGGTTTGCCGTCTTGCGAGAAGAAGCCTGTTGAGGTTTTGGGGTCTAGTTATTGTGATACTTGTGGGGTGTGTTTAGCCTAGTTCCCACATTTGGCTGATTGATGGTCGTTTGGGTTTGATGCCGAGTTCTTTTTGTTTGGCGGCGAGTTGTCGTGATGTTAAGCCTGCCCATACTCCGTGCATGTCTATGGGGTGATATTCGAGGGCTTCTTTCAGGCACTGTGGCTTGACGGTGCAGTGTGCGCATATGTCTCTTGCTTCAAGGATGTAGGTGATGTCTTTGTGGTGCTGAGGAAACATGAGGTGTGTCTTTCCTCGGCAGGCTGCCATTGTTTGCCACCTTTTTGTTTGTGTATCATCTCGGTGGTTGTGGTGTGGTTGTTTCATTTAGGTTTATCTGTTTTCTGTTGTGTTTGTTGAATGTTGGTGTGGTACGGACTCCCTGTGTTGGGGTCGTACTTGGATGCTGTGGCTAATGCTTTGATGGCTTGCTTCTTGGCTTGAGCAGGGTTTCTGGGGATAGGCATATTGTGTAGTGCACCGAGTGCGTAGGGTGCTCCTGTGCCTAGGGTGTAGATTCCTGTTTGGTCTGTGAACCAGGAGTAGTCGCCGTCTATGTGATACAGGGTTTGGTTGATTGCTACGAGGAGTTCTGAGTCGTGTTCGGCTTTGGTAGCCACCATTGTTTCGTTGGTCGTGTACCCGTTCTTTTCAAACATCTCTTTGATGGCTGGGATGAGTTTGTTGGTGATGAACTCGTCAAGTTTTTTGCCTTTGATGTTTGGTGGGCAGATAGGCGGGTTAAGGGTGTGGGTGAGGAGGTTGATGGCTCTCAGGTCTCCTGCCGTTGCTATCAAGTACTTACCGTTGACGGCTATCTTGGATGTTTCGGATTTGAGGGTCATGATTTGATATGGGACGCCCGCGCTGTCCGTGGAGGTGATGCGGGTATCTGCTGCTAGTAGGCAGTATCCGTCCCCTTGTATTCCTACTACTGTTGTCATGTTGTGGTTCCTTGGCGTTTAGATTTATCTACGGCGCCGCGTGTGGGTGGTTAAAGGTTTACGGGATGAATAATGATTGGGGTTTGTTCTCCGACCCATGCGCCTGCGACATTGAAATCAATGTATTCTTCGGCTTCCGTATAAGTCATTTCATCTCGGAGCATCAGGGTTTCTACCATCAGCGGATATGAGTAGACGGCTAGGAGCGGTTCGTTCATTCGTTGTGTTGTCCCCAAAAAGGCGTGTTCAAAGCCGTCTGCCAACAGAACGGTTTCGTCTCGGTGTTCTAAATAGGTTTGGATGTCATCCCGTGTGTGGTTGGGAACGAACGTTTTCATTGGATTACCTCTATCCGCGCTTTGGCTATTTGGACATATTCTGCGGATTGCTCTATACCAATGAAGTTGAAGCCTTCAAGTACGGCTGCTTTGCCCGTGCTACCTGAGCCCGTGAACGGGTCAAGGACTGTTCCGTTGGGTGGGGTGATAAGCCTCACTAGGTAGCGCATGAGGTTTGTTGGTTTTACTGTCGGATGGTTGTTTGCCGCGCCTTCGTTGCGGTCTTTCTTGTTTGCTTTAGCACAATAAAAGAACCGAGCCGCTGAGCCTTTGTCTCCGTATTGTGGTCCACAGGGAACACCCATACTTTCCGACCAGATACCCCCCGTACCTCTGTCATCACGAGGCTCGCCTGCTTTACTGTCTGGGAATAGTTCTAGCACTTCGTCTGAACCGTCGTGAATGACGTTCGCAGGGAAACGCCCTAGAGTTTTGAGTTTATGTAATGCTTCAAGATTTCCACCTTCGTGGTGGATAGTAAGTTTTCCTGTCATATCAGTTCTGTCTTTCACATTGTCAAAGTTGTCAGTTGTTTCTACTCGGCATCCGTCTATGTTGATGCCACCAACACCATGCGTCAACACATTCTGTGCCACTGTTCCTTCTAATGGTTTGCGTGCTAAAACTATTGGCTCGTGTGCTGGCTT